GAGCATCTGACGCATGACCCTGCCATCTAGCTACTGCTGAAAACGTATCCTCAATGGACTTGCCCGCCTCAATAAATGCTTTGACCCCTGCATATGCTTTTGTAGCTGCCGCTGCTGCTGTAATTGGGTCAATCATCAGGAACCTCGTAAATCACATAAGGATCGCAATATGAATTAGGCCAAGGTAAATGCCAGGTATACGTTTGATCTGATTCGCTATTTAGCTCCTTGTATTTGCAAACTCTGTAATGTTCTAGCCTCGTCCTACTACCAATAGCCCATGTGTAGGTGTAGGTATTCAACACCAGATACAACACAATTGTTTTCACATATCACGGCTTATCAGGCCATGTAATGCTTGACGGAAACCCAGCTTGCTGTGGCACATCGCGTAATGCCTGCCTATACGCTTTCATGGCGTCGGACATCGTCACATCTGACAGAGCGTAATGATCTGTCTCTTCCAACAGGGCAGTACGCTTGGCTCTTTCAGCCGCCGCCCTAGCCGCAGTATTTGCCGTGTCATAAGCTGTCTTTTGCGCCGCCACAGTCTGAACATCACCGTTTTCATCAGTATATTCAGTAAACATTTCCTGCTCTTTCCACGCATATACCCAGTTGCCTTTACCGTCCTCTACAGCGCCGTTACGAACGACAGACTTGTACGCCGCGCTGGGTTCGGGAGCAGGAGCCTCTAATACAGGGTCAACGCCCAACGCATCGTGGACAGAGCTATTCCACGCTTTAGGAAAGCTCATGTTTTTGTTTGCGGCACGGAGTTCAGTATCCGTTTTTATCTCGCCGTTTGACCTGTTTCTATACTCTGCCATGTCAATTCCTATGCGATTGCTAAAAATATGTAAGTGCCACTAGAGGCATTAAGATCCGCTGGCGCTGATGATGTCACCGTAAATCCAGAGCTAAGGGGGTCTATATAATCTGTGTTGGTTACTTCAGCATTAGTCTTATTTAACCGCACATAAGGATCGTTTCCTGCCACAATCCCTCTTTCAGAATCATAAAGATACCAATCACCAGTAGAATCTGTACGCTTAATAAAAACAAACCTAACACCAGCACTGAATCCACAATCTACATTTAAGTCACTACCTGTTCCGGTATAGCTACCCACTTTTGATATGCCAGTAACAGTCGCAAACAAATAAGCTATATAAGTATAACCGCCATATCCCCACGTCTCATCCTGACCTCCAACAGTAACTACGGTGCTGGTCGGCGTTGTGTTGTTCCAATATGAACTGGCTGATTCGCCAGCATTTGAGCTTAGTACCAAGTGTTTAGTATTTCCTGTTGTTGCTGAGTAAACAGCCCATGCTGAACTACTATCCCGTCTTTTTATTAGTATAAGCTCTGGAACCACCCCCAAATTGTGATTAAAGGTGTTTGGGTAAGTTGTATTTGATGTATAAGTCACAACATCAAAAAAACCTTTGGCTCGCATAAAGGACCAAATAACATTGCTTTCGCTACCCGCATACGTCCTTACCTTACCTTGCGTATCAAAAACGCCCACTGGGTCAGATGTGGAATAATTACTTTCTGCGTTATTGGAGTTTGTTTGTAGATATTTGACATTTCCCGTAAGCCTGCTTTGTGCAAGAAAATAGGCAGAGCCTCTATCTTTTTGTATATTAAGGTCTGTGCGGGTTAAAGAAGTTTGAACAAGAGAATCTGAAGTCGTTAAATTTGTATCAAACAACCCAGTAGCCGCAAACTCTGATGCTGGCTTGTTGGGTCTGCGGATAGCCATGTAGACGTAATTCTGGCCGCTGGTATTAACGTAGGTATTTTGCTGTGTCACCTCCATACCTGTTGGTCTTGGCGCAAAATAACTAGCACTACTAACTTCTGCGACATTCTGGTCTGCTAAAAGCCTTACACCGTCACCGTCAACTGGCATCCCTCGCATAGTATCTATGAGTACCCAAGGCGCGCTTGTATCTGTGTTTTTTACTAATACCCACTGCGGCTCAAACCCTAGATCAACAAACTTTCCCGTAGACCCACTTCCCGTATAGGTTCCACAATGAATAATCGCTTCGTCAGAATTTTGACCATACTCTGCTTCGTTATGGCCGAATATGTAGGCAACGTAGGTTTCTGAACTAGCGTTTAAAAAACCATAATCATATTTAAGTCTAAAAGATGTGTCAGTGACATTGTCTATGACTACCGTGCTATTACCAGCCGTTCCCTCTAGCAGTATATAGCCTGTAAAACTTCTATGATAAACTCCCCAGCTATCCGTATTGCTATATTTTTTCCAAATTATCATACCCGGTACTGAGCCAAGATTATGATTGATAGTGTGGTTTGCGGCCCCACTACCCGTCCACGTTACAATGTCAAAAAACTTTTCTGCCTTGCGGAATGACCAAGCGACATAATCATCATTATTATTGTTGACTATCGGACCCGCACCAATGGTGAAGCCGTTGGAATTAAATGATGTAAGAGCATTGGAATTCGTCTGCTGAGCATCAGTTTTGTTGCTGTACATTTCCTTGGTAGCGCCACGCGCCGTATCATACCAAGCGTGGTCATACGCGGCGGTTCTTCCCTTGATCCAAACAAGGCCACCTTCACCATCTAAATCTATGCCGTTATTTATGGATCGGGAGCCACTAGAATCTCCTGTCCACAAAAACGTAGAAAACACATCGTCAACGTAAACAGCCTCACCAGCATTGCCAGCGGCGGCTTGTAGCAGTTTAGCGCCTACGCTCATCCTAGTGCTTGCCCAGCAACAAAGCCGTAGTAGGTCGTGCCGCCATCAATAGTGAAAAATACAAATACATCCACGCCATTGTTTGTCGCAGTCAAGGTAGGCGCTGTAGCTGCAGGCCAATCGACACTAGAAGGCCATGTAATGGTTCTGGCACTGCTGTCCTGTATCACCTTCAGCACAAACGATGACGCCCTGCCTGCGGCGGCTGGGTTGCTAAAGGTGTAAGTGACGTTTTCTGTCAGGTCATGCTCAAACAGGTTGCCATCGCGTAGGTTAATGGTGGCGGCATTGGAGCTAGAAGTAACAGTGGTGACTTCTTCTATCGTGCCATTGTCAAAGCTGACCACACCATTGGCATCTGACGTAACAATGCCTGACGCCTGAGTAAGACCAAGCGTATCGGGAAGCTTGACAGTATAGGTTGACGCCGCACTGTGGGCTGGACCCTGTACCGTTACACCGTGACTGTTTGATTCGCAGTTGAAACGAATAGTGCCAGGATTGGTATTGCCGTATAGCTCTGTAAAGCCAGTGCCATTAGGAAACAATTGTAGGTTTCCATTGGTATCGGTAGATTTGACAGCATTGGCATCTATTTGAATGTTATCAACATCTAGCTCATTAGCTGTAATCTGCCCTGCAGAACCGTAAATAACAGCCTTGCTATTTACTACCGTATCAGCGGTTGAGCCATCTACAAGGTTAAGTTCTGTCGCTGTAGACGTAACATCACTAAGCTGGCTTGCTGCAATGGCTAATGCAGCTTGGTGGGCTGTAACTGATGCTTCAGTAACAGACAACGTAGGAATTACAGCCTGAACATGTGCTTTTACAGCAGCATTAGTCGGTATCTGGGTGTCACTATCTGTAAAGGTTTCGCCAGAAGTGGTGACCGCACCAGCATCCAGATTAGAAAACGTCACAGTTGTTAATACTGCCGCACCACCGACTGTTATTGATGATGATGCCGCTACGGTTGTAAACGATCCTGCCGCAGCAGTAGAACCACCGATTACAGCGTTATCTATTGTGCCGCCATCTAGGTTAGCGGTCGTAATAGTGCCAAGATTGCTAATCGTTGCGCCATTAAAGTTAACAGTGCCACTAGCAGTCAGGTTTGTAAAAGTACCGGCGGCTGCTGAAGAAGCGCCTATTGCCGTGCCATCAATAGCCCCTGCGTTAATATCAACAGTGGGGATGGTGACTGTGCCGGTAAAAGTGGGACTTGCCGTATCAGCCTTAGTCGCTATTGCAGTCGATATGGCATCAAATTCTGTTTCAAACTCTGTGCCGCGAACAACCTTATTGGTGTCACCACCTGGAAGGGTATCCTTAGCCGCAAAGTCGGTAGTCTTTGTGTAGTTAGACATTGCTCAATCCCAGCCCGAAAAGAAGAAAGGGGGCCGTAGCCCCCGTATTGATTAGGCAGATGGAACTGCCAAGACAAATCCAGCTTCAGGACGATACACCTGAACACCATAAAGGGTGTCTGCGGTGTACAGAGTAGACAGGTACTCTTGCTTGTACTGAGTCTGAGAACGCACAGCCATTTGCTCTGCCATAACAACAGCTTCTGTATGGAAAAGCAGGGCCGCACGAGTATCAACACTTGATGCGGTATTGTCAGCAGCCGCTTCGATAGTCCTGCAGTTAGCGGAAACGTAAACGTCCACGCCATACAGGTTACCAATCAAGCCACTATTGACTGTGCCACCAGAAACAAAGTCTGATGATACATACCGATCAATTCCCATAATCGCTTTGCGCGTTGCGGGTGGAACGATCAGATTACGACCCTCCATCGGTACATTGTTGTCATCCATCTTCTGGATCATGTCGCGGAAGAAAGCATCCGTGAACTCGTCACCAGCTACCAAGGTGTCATCAGTGTACTGAGTGGTAGTGCCGTTATCGTTGAAGAAACAACCAGTGTGCTGGTAATCAGTAGCAGCAGGGCTGAATACAACAGCGCCACCATCACCAAAGCCAGTACCGGCTGCGTGAAGGTCATTGTCAACTTGTACAGCCAGCGAATAACCAGCATCTTCAGTGTAGAACTGACGCAGAGATGACAGTGCCTGTACCTCTACGATGTCCTCAATCAGACGCGAGTATTCAAAATGCCGATTGATAGCAATCTGCAGTTCTGACTCTGTGTTGGCAATGATCGTTACCGCAGTATCGGCCGCCTTAGCGTTGGCATCACCACGAGTAGGCTTAGGAATATGAATAACGTCACCCTTCTTGCCATTCATAGCGATACGCTTGACAAGGGGTGCCATCTTCAAGTTCTTTTGATAAGAAGCAATAATTTCATCTGACCAGATTTCTGGGATGAAAGTGCCTGCTTCTGTTAAAGCGGTAAATCCGCCTGTGCCTGGGTAAGTTGCTGTAGCCATGATAAGTCTCCTTTAAGGCTATTTAACTCGACCCTCGGCGTATGCTTTCAAAATATCATCTGAAAGACTTTGATAACGCTCTGGGTCGGTCTTAATTAGTCGAATAATGTCAGCACGACGATAGACCTTCTTCCTTGACCCTTCTGCGGAACCGCGAGCGTTACCTGTAGCAGCAGACTTCACAGTATTCTTACGAGCCGCCAGCTCTGCGTTAGCAGTCTGTTGGACAACCTGATTACGCTCTTTGAAAAGCGTAAACAGTTCATCTGCAGCGTCATAATCATAAAATTGGTCAGCATCTACAAATAACTTTGTCCTAACTTTTGACCCTTTGATCCACTCGGCAAACTTGGGGTCTTGCAGTATCGTCTCCATCTCTGGGTGTTTGGATTTCAACTGTGCAAGAGTGGCCTGTTGTTTTGCCTGTTGAGTGTAAGCCTCCGCTTCCTTGATCTTGGGGTGGTTAGCAATACGGCTATCCACAGCTTTTTGAGGATCAACAAAGAAATCAACATCTTCGCTATCATCTACTTGCTGTTGCTCAGGTGCTTCTTTAGCCGAGAGTTCTGTCTGGATGTAGTTGTCAACCACTTGCCGCAGTTCACCAACTTCGTTCCGCTGCTTGCCCGAAAACTTTTCAAGCTCTTGGTGCATCTGTATCAATTCTTCAACAGATTTACCTTGATACTTTTCTGGTACTTCAGGCGATTGAGGTTGTTCCTCTACAGGGGCCTCAACAGCTTCTATCGTTGATTCTTCCGGTACTGTGGTTTCCTCCTCATCTGGACGCTCATCAATAATTGTCGCTCTTGACATTACTTAACTTAGCCCCGCCTTATCAAAGGTTATGGAGATATTAAGGTTAGCCAGCCTCACGGCGAGCCTGCCTTCCTTTTCGTCCCGCTTCCTCATGTTCGCGTACCCACTTCATGTGGCGTCCAGGGAAATCCCCAGTAGATCCATCTAGCACGAACGGAGTCGCCGAAACGACTTTTGTAGCTATAGCGCCACAACCGCACCTATGGGTTGTAGTTGTGCTGTCTACAAATTCTTCAAACAAATGACCGTTTTTGCACCTAAAGTCAAAAACCCTAATCATTTGTTCTTACCAAATCGTCATAACTGTTGTTTATTGAATCTTCAAACTGCAACAGATATATTAATACCTCTAGCTGACCCTGCCTAAAATATAGGTCTTGGGTATCTTTAACAGCCGTAACATTATTAATAGTCGACGCGTTCTGTGTCAACTCCTCAGTAAGCTGCTTCCAGCCATCGGTTCTAAACAAGTCAAAATAACTGTTGTAGTACGCCTCGTCATCTCGATCCATTACTTCTTTTTTTCCTTCTTCGACCTGATGCCGTAACTGCGTACTTTATGGCTTTTGGGCCTGTTTTCTTACGCTTTGCCGCATCTTTCTCTGCCTTGGTCATCTTGGCAGCTACCTTTTTGGGCCTGCAAGCAGGATAGGGACGCTTAGACCCCTTGGCCTTCTTGCGACCACACTTCTTGCCGGTCTTAATGTCAACCCAATCTTCCTTGAACCACTTGGTCAGACCACCTTTTGGCTTAGCCATACGTCCCGCCACGCTTTTTGTATTCCCGCACCAGCCATGCATTGGCATAGGCGCTAGGATATACGTCAAATTTACGCTTGGCCGCAGCTTTAACCCTAGAGTAAAGAGCCTTGTTCTTTACGTTATCGGGTATAGAGCCTTTCTTCTTGGCCTTGGGTTTAGCTTTTTTTCTTGCCACGTTTTCTCAACCTCTTTAAATCAGCACCAGTAATCTTGTCCCTTGGCGGGGCAACCCTAGCCAGCTTCTTTTGCTTGGCAGAATACTTAGCTTTAGGCATTACTTCTTTGCCTTTTTCTTGGCTTTTTTCTTCTTCTTTTTTGGCTTTGGTTTTGAGCTATACGCCTTCATTCCGTAACCCATAGCAGCCTCCTATTTGGCCTTGTGGACTTTCTGAACCTTAAAATCTGCTGATTGAGAAGCGCCTTTATGCGGCTTGTATCCCCCAGGTGGATTCTTCATCAGCTTGTATTCTTTGCCATCTTTCATCCAATGATAGCCTTTTGGTGCTTTAACCTTCATACCATCACCACTTTTTGCACGACCAGTATCGTGCTGTCAGTTTACTAGGCGGATTTGTATCACACTTGTGTCTAGCCCGAAATGACTTACGCCTAGCCGGTTGGCTCTTTTTGATCGTCATTTTGGCATCACCAAATCTAATTGTTTTGGTCTTGTCCCCCACCTTCGCTACCACCACGAACTTCTTGGTCGGATGATTCGGGGTTCGTTTCGGCTTGTTGTACCCGCTTACGTCTCTT